GAGTTCAGATAAATTATATTCAAGATCCACCTCATTTTAATTCTTCAACAAATACTTTTATATCAACTTATCAAGAGTCTATGCTTCTACATGGCGTTTTAGCTGAGTGTTTTAGATTTTTAAAAGGCCCTGATAACCTATACAATCTATACAATTCAAAGTATAATGAAGAAATACAAAATTTTGCTCTACAACAAATGGGCAGAAGAAGACGTGCGGAGTATGATGATGGTGTACCAAGAATTAAAATACCTTCTCCAGCTCCAAACACAACTTATTAATAAGGAGAAAATATGGCTATAACAACTAACGCAATATGTAATTCTTTTAAAAAAGAATTATTAGAAGGTGCACACAAGTTTCAAGCTGCACCTAACGGAAGCACATACAAACTTGCGATGTTTACAAACGGAGCTACTTTAGGAAAATCAACTACAGGTTTTGCAACAAACCCTGGTGGTGGATCTAATACGGAAGTAACTTCACCATCGGGTTATACATCTGGTGGTAAAGCACTTGTAAACGTAGGAACGTCAGTAGCGACTGATACTGCTATTACAGACTTTGCAGATTTATCTTTTACTGGAGTTACATTAACAGCGAGAGGTGCTTTAATTTATAACACAACTACGTCTGGTGGATCAAACACAACTGATGCAGTTGCTGTTCTAGATTTTGGCGGAGATAAAACAGCGACTTCAGGAACTTTTACAATTCAGTTTCCTGCATTCACTACTTCGGCAGCTATCTTAAGAATCGCATAATTTATAAAGGAGGAGCCTTGTGGCTGATATTACAGTTTTAGTACAGTCGCCAGGCTCTGAATATTGGGGTCAATCCACATGGGGTTCTAATGACTTTGGTGGATCAGGCATTTCATTAACAACATCTAGCGGCACAGCTACTACTACCGCTGACGCAAATGTAACAGTATCAGGAATTAGTTTAACATCATCTGTTGGAGCAGCCTCGGGTTTTGCTTCATTCTCTACTTCAGTTACAGGAGTATCGTCTTCAATATCTCAAGGATCAGTTGTACCTGGAACAGGAGATATAGTAAATTTAACAACTGCTGGTTTACTTCAAACTGCTATAGGAAATGAGACAGCAGAGGGAATAATTGAAGTAGGATGGGGAGGTGATGCTTGGAACGTAAATGCTTGGGGAGAATTACAACCTTTTGAAAATGTTACAGGACAGGCTTTAGCGACCTCAATCGGATCAACTACTATAACTGCTAACGCTGATGTATCAGTTACAGGACAATCAATAACTTCATCAGTAGGAACACAAACTGCTGGTATTTCTTTTGCTACAACAGTTACAGGACAATCTCTAACAACCTCTATCGGCACAGAAGTGGTAGATATTGGTGTTCCAGTAACAGGAATTGCAGCCTCAACATCTTCTGGATCTGTAACTATTGATGATACGTTTTTAATTGGTGAGGGTTGGGGTAGAGATACGTATGGAAATTTAGCTTGGGGTGTAAATTACTCTGCTAAAAATAATACTGGACTTTCATTAACATCATCAATTGGTAGTGAATCTTCTTTCACTGATGTAACAGTATCTGTGACAGGCCAAGCTCTAGGTATGACGTTTGGAGTTTATTCTGTTACGGCTAATGCTGATTTATCTATTACTGTAGCTGAACATACAATGACGAGCTCACTTGGCTCTACATCATTAACACAAACTACTACTGAAACATTAACAGGTCAGTCATTAACAACCTCTGTGGGTAACGCACCAGCAGGATTATTCTTAGATGTACCAGTTACAGGTTCATCATTGACTACATCTCAAGGTACTACAAGTTTAACACAAACCACAACAGAGCCAGTTACAGGACAGTCTTTAACCACTTCTATAGGTACAATCACACAAGTCCCTCAAGTTATTGTTGGTGTTTCTGGATTATCTTTAACATCAGCTATGGGTGAGGAGGGCACTCAGGCTAATGCTAGAGTGGTTCCTACAGGACAATCATTAACAAGCTCAATAAATAGCGTAAATGTTACTCCGTGGCAGGAAGTTGATTTAGGTGTTAATAATACATGGCAAGATGCTGCTTAGGGGTAGGGTTGATTTACTTTATAGCTGCAAGTAAAATTAGGAAAACAGGAGATAAAAAAATATGGCTTCTACTTTTTCGTCAGATTTAAAACTCGAATTAATGGCTACCGGTGAAAACGCTGGTACATGGGGAAACAAAACAAATACAAATTTAAATTTAGTTCAACAAGCAGTAGCTGGTTTTGAAGCAATTGATGTTGCATCAGCAGATGTAACACTAGCAATGACAGATGCTACAATTTCAAATGCAAGAAATGCAACTTTAAAATTTACTGGCACATTAGCTGCAAATAGAACTGTTACTTTACCAGATAGTATTGAAAAAGTTTTCAACATTGAAGACGGAACAGATCATGCTGGAAATACATTAACATTTAAAACTGCATCTGGAACAGGTGTGCTTTTATGTGAAGGTAATTGTTATGTTGTTTATTCTGATGGAACTAACATTGTAAAAACAAATGAATATAGAAAATGGAGAACACTTACCGCTGCTGAAACAATTCAAGCAGGAGCTAAACTTTTTATAGATACAACGGGTGGTGCTTTTACAGTTACACTTCCAGCGTCACCAGCTGTTGGTGATGAAGTTCATTTTATAGATTCAAGATTTAATTTTGATACTGCCGCATTGACTGTAGGTAGAAACAGTTCTAAAATAGCTAACGCAACATCAGACTTAGTAGTTAACACAGAGGGTGCAGGTTTTGGATTAGTCTTTTCTGGTTCAAATGTAGGCTGGACTTATATGGAGAAATAATATGTCAAATTACGAAGCAACAAGATACGATTTTACTGGAGCAAACCTTACTGGTATCGAAGGTATACCTACTGCAACTATCGTGCCGTGGTCTTCATCTTCAGTGCCATCTGGCTTTTTAGAGTGTGATGGATCTGCGGTTTCTAGATCAACATATTCTGCTTTATTTGCAATTGTTGGTACAACATACGGAACAGGAGATGGTTCATCTACTTTTAATTTACCGAACTTATCTGACAAAATTGCTTTAGGTAAATCTAATAACAAAGCATTAGCTTCAACAGGTGGAGCAGAACAAGTGCAATCTACAGGAAACGTAGGTGGTTCAACAGCTAATGCAACTTTATCAACTGCACAATTAGCTTCGCACAATCACCCAACAAATATATCATTTGCAAGTTCTGGTGGTGGTCACACACCTGCTGGTGGACAAACAAATCCTTTCCACACACCTGAAGGATCTTCAGGTAATACTGGTTTGAGTGTATCAAATGCAGGATCAGGACAAGGGCACAACCATAACATGAGTGCAACATTTACAGGTGATTCAACATCTGTTGTACAACCTTATTTGGCTGTGATATATATAATTAAAACTTAGGAGAAATTTATGGCAACATCAGCAAATTGGACAGTAGTTATGGACGACAAGCTAGTTATTAAACAAACTGGCGATGCAGCTGGTAACGGTTATGTTATTGATGATGATGCATTTTGGAGTCAATCAAAATTTTCAAATATTTGGGCTATTCAACATGGCACAACTCCAAATACAGATGAAGTTGAGTATAGAGATGATACACCTCACTCTCAATATGATGAAGCAACACTAGGTTCAATTCAAGAATTTACAAATAGATGGGATGCTGCACATTTAGTTAGATTACAATCTGATTGGGACATGGACAACTATTTTGACGAGACTGGCACTCAAGAAACTGCTGATGCTAAGGTAGCAAGAATAGGTGCAAGACCTACTTCATATACTAGTTAAAACTTATCATTTAACATAGGCAACAACATCCAAGAAGTTAAGATATATTTTTCACCTGATATTGGTGGATTACCTCTATGAACATAAGGAAAAGCAGCTGGCCATATTACAATTCTACCTTTTTTAGGTTTAACCCTTTTTGAAAAATATAAAAATTCAGTTTCTCCGCCATCTTTAACATCATTTAAATATATAGAATAAACAAAAGCCCTTTTTAAAGCGTCACTATCAACACTAGAATACTCTACATGCCAGTCGTGATAACCTTCAGTCGGTAACGTTTTTTGTAATTTAAGTCCAGTATATTTATACTTAACATCATAAATATTTGTAGCACCTGTTTGTTCACAGTAATGATTAAAAGCTAAATCAAAGTTTATAATCATAGTCTTAAGTTCTTTAAACCACACATCATATTGATCAAACGTGCAAAAATAATGCTGATCTTGTTTTCTTAAAACAGACATACCTTCAGAAGTGATTCTATTCATTGTTTTATTAAATTTATCCATGTCCTCAAAAAATTTTATCGCTCTGTTGCACTCTTGAGGGGTTATGAAATTATCATAAACACCAATAAAATTAGTTATGTTAGATGTCTTTTCTTTCATTAAGCTCCTTTACCTTATTTTGGAATTTAAATATATCTCCCTGTAATATATTAAATACTAAAGTATATCTATTAAGATCTCCAGTATGTTCATTGAAACCATGTAATATTTCACCAGGAAAAATATAATAATCTCCAGGTTCTGGAGTTATTGTAATATTAAGTTCTGGAAAAATTAAATCACAACCTTTGCTTAAAAACAATAAACCATGAGTACAAGGGTGTGTATGAAAACCAACACTATCCCCTTTTTTTATTTCATTGCCCCAAGCATTAGAAACAAAATATTTATCAAAAAAATATTTCCACATGTCAGGGTGAGTTTGACTATTTTTATTTATTAGGTAATTAAAAAATCT